TAAGCGTATTAGTTATTAGATATACTAGTGCAAAATATCCTAGTAACAATAAAGATGAGGTAGCTTAATGAATAGTTTAGAAAAAATCTGGGCAAGAGCAACCGGTCATCTAATGGGTAACACAGATGATGACAGGCCTGATGTACCCATTCTTACATTGGGTGAAGCAAGAATCGCATTGTTCCTAAAGACTTTCTGGGTGGTGCTACATGTGATAACATGTTGTTTCATTATAGCAAACACTTTACATAATTGGTAAAATATGAGTAACATAAAAATTTCAGAACTATTCTATAGTATTCAGGGTGAGGGCCGATATATGGGAGTACCAAGTATTTTCCTAAGAACATTTGGTTGTAACTTTACATGTGCAGGCTTCGGCATGCCTAAAGGTAAAGTAAGTAAAGAAGTAGAAGATATTGCCGCAAGGGTTCATTATTATGATGATTATAAAAAATTACCATTGGTTAGTACAGGGTGTGATAGTTATGCTAGTTGGGATCCTAGGTTTAAGCATCTTAGTCCTATGCGTAGTACCGATGATATTGTTGACAGCATTATGGACATGCTTCCTCATAATCGCTGGATGGACGAACACCTTGTTATCACTGGTGGAGAGCCTCTACTTGGTTGGCAAAGGTCTTATCCTGAATTACTTTCAAACGAAAAAATGAGAGCATTGAAAGAGATTACTTTTGAAACTAATGGTACACAAGAACTAAGTCAAGACCTTTCAATCTATCTACAGCAATGGAAAATTAATAGAGAAAAGAATGCATTAACATTTAGTGTTAGTCCTAAACTAAGTATCAGTGGTGAGAAGCGGGACGATGCTATCTGTCCTAGTATTATTCGTCAATATGAAAGTATCGGCTTTGTTTATTTAAAGTTTGTTATTGCTACTAAAGAAGATGCGTTAGAAGCTGATAAAGCTGTACAAGAGTTTCGTACAGGTGGATTTAGAGGTCCGGTATACTTTATGCCATGCGGTGGTGTAGAAAGTGTCTATAACTTGAATGCTAAGAATGTTGCTATTGAAGCAATGAATCGTGGTTATCGTTATAGTGATAGATTACAAGTACCATTATTTAAGAATGAATGGGGCACATAATGCCATTGGACAGTATAGGGCATATACCATCTATTGATTTTTATCAAAATAGATATTTAGGTGCTGAACTTAAATTTGTTTGGCTACCCCAAAGATGTATTATATCGGGTAAACTACTTTGGTTAAAGTATGCTTATAGACTAACAGCAATGTATACAGGTCCCGGTGACCCTGTATATGACCATCGATGGCACGATAAGAATACCCATATTATGTGGTTGTTAAAAAGGTAAATATATGTATGAATTAAGATATCTTGTCCTAAACGGTCATAGTGAAAATGAAAAAGTGTTACAATATAGAACACAAAGTGAAGTAACAGATTATAGTACAACTACCCTTAAAGGTAGTTTTACTACAAAGAAGGAATGGACTGAATGGCAAGATGTTCCTACTGTAAATGAAACAAAATGAAATTATATAATAAACGAATTGCTTTTTTAATTAGTGACCAACACTTTATACCACACGGTGGAATAGGATCTTTTGCAAAAGGATTTACAGAGATGTGTGGCCGTATTGGTTGGAAAGTTGATATTTTATTAGACAAAGCACCTAATAGTAAATTTACAGAACTTATTGAGTCACTTGGTGCTAATACTGTGTGGCCACTAGAACCGTTACGTTATAACGAACATACTGCTACCTTTGCGTTTAGTGATACAATTAACTTTGAAAAGATTATCAACTTCCGTACATCAATACTGGAGGCATTTGAAGAAAATCTATATGATATGATTGTATGTAATACTCAGGAAGCAATGACTGCGGCTTATGCAATGACAATCAATAAGTATATTCCAGTAGTGTTCTATACTCACTTACATAGTATGATTTTTCGTGATAGTCAGGGTAGTGATGTATTCTTAGATAGTTATCACAACTTTTACAATAAGCATATGGAATTCACTGATATTGTTATTGGTACACAAAGTCAAAAGAATATTGATGAATTAACTAAATTTGGTGCAACTAACTGCGCTTTACTACGTATGCCTATGAGTGAGCGTGGTTTATTAGAACAATACACCGGGCCTAAGAAAGGTGTATTATTTATTGGACGATGGGAAGAAGGTAAAAACCCTGAAGCATATATTCGTGTAATGAAAGAATGTGGTCTATCTTGCAAAGTAATGACTAACAGTAATGGTCAGAAGAAGTTTGAGAAAGCATTTGAAGATGCTGGTATTACTGATTATGAAATTCGTGCGGGTATTACTGGTCAAGAGAAAGTAGATTTTGTTCGTAGTGCTAGTGTATTTTTTATGCCAAGTTTGCGTGAAAACTATCCATTTGCATTCTTAGAATGTTTAGGACATATGCCCTGTGTAGTGTTAGACACACAAGATTGGAGTGATAACTTTAAAGAAAACTATTTTCATAAAGTCAATATTAAAGATGCCGCAGAAACGATTAAAGAAATATATGGATCTGTACAATCAGATGAAGCATTAGATTATGTACGTGAGTTAGATAATGAAGTAGCAGAGGGCTGGATTCAGTTTTTAGATAACTTTCCCGGTAAACGTAGCAATACAAATGTAGCTAAAATTAACACATATGAAACTGTAAAATATAGTGATTACATTAAAGATTTAGACCGTAATCATTTAGCACGAGAAGATTTTGAAAGTGTTTTAGGAAATAAACATAAGTTTTTAAATCTTTGCTATACAGATAATAATACTTATCTAAGCAAAGATCCAACATACAAACCAATAGAGGAAGAAACAGGTGTAGGCCTGTTTGAAGGATTATGAAAAAAGTTTTAATTACAGGTTGTTCAGGATACATAGGTTCACATTTGTGTCAAATGTTAGACGGATCATACGAAGTATACGGGTTAGATTTAAACGTACCACAAGTAGATAGTTTAAAAGATTATTACAGTATAGACATTCGTAAGATGTTTGAGTTACCAGACGAATTTGATGCAGTAATTCATTTGGCGGCATTAGTTAATGTAGGTGAAAGTGAACAGAATCCTATCAGTTACTATATCACTAATCTGAATGGTACAATGAATGTATTAAGTAAAATTAAAACAAAGAATTTTATCTTTGCTAGTACAGGTGCCGCACAAGACTGTGAAAGTGCGTATGGCATCAGTAAACGTGCGGCAGAAGATGTGGTGCGTGAATTTGCTACTAAACATAAGCCTATGCCATATACTATTTTTAGATTTTATAATGTGATTGGTAGTGGCGGGTTTGCACCAACTAATCCGGATGGATTGATGTATAATCTAATAAAAGCCAGAACTACAAAAGAATTCACAATTTTTGGAGATGATTACAATACAAGTGATGGCACATGTGTACGTGATTATGTTCATGTAAATGAAATATGTGATGCGTTAAAACAAGCAATTGAAAAGCCTAGCAATAGTATAGAATGTTTAGGTCACGGCGTGGGTAAAACAGTAATTGATATTGTCAATATGTTTAAAGAAGTAAACAATATTGATTTTGAAGTTAAAGTGGGTCCAAGAAGAAAGGGTGACATTGAATCTAGCGTACTAGCTAATGTGTCACCCTATATGCGTAATCTATATTATATGGAAGAGTTATTAAAAGTTTAAGCTAAATGTGTCATTAAGGTATTCATTTGTTGAACACCACCTTTTGATAACTGAAACCCTTGTTTCTTAGCACGATTAATACGTTGGTCATAACTAGGATGTGTACTATTAGGTTGACTTGCTAACAAATTGTAATAGGCGTAATTTTCTTTTTTACTGTGCATAAACTTGAATAATCCTGCTTTATTGTACCCTAAAGCCTTGCACAATCTAATAGCAAAATTATCAGCATCCATTTCTTCTTTACGTGATTGTTCCGGAGCAACATCACCTACATGTCCCAAAGCAATATGACCTAGTTCATGTGCTAGAGCAAATGCCAACACATCATCAGGTGCGTCCCAGAACACAGTAACGTCCATACTTATACTTTTATTTTCTGCGTTGGCTTGCAGATATTGTTCATTAGTATGCACTTGAAGTTGTGTTCCTGCTAATTGTTTAGCCCAAGAAGGTCCAGCTGTTCTTGCTAATTTCTTAAGCATAGCATTACCACGTTGTTGTAATTGTTCTAGTCTAGGACCCCAAACATTCACCAGAGCTTCTTTATCTTTTACAAGTTCATCATAGGCTTGATATTCGCCGGCTTTTGCTAAACCAGTAGCACCTAATAGGGCAGCACCTGCTACACCTTTAAGCAGGTCTCTACGGTTAATATCTTCATTAATGAATTCGTTTGCTCTCATTTTCTATTTAGTAAATAAGGACTGTTAAGTAATGTCGTAAACCAAGGCACATCTTCATAATCTTTTATTGTATTTCTTCTATTTGGATTAAAATAGAAACCCTTCATCTTACCACGTATTGGCATAGAACCTTTAGGAACAACAATTACTTCTTCATATTCATCACCAAATGTTTGTGTACCTTGACTAGAACTAAACATTCTATATTGATTAGCGATAGAGGGTCTATCTAATACAAGAATTATTGCATTACCATCATATGTTAAATTTAGATTATCAACAAATTCATCTGATTCAGCGTAATGCCTTGAACGAGTTGTACTAATTGTGGGAGCGTTGGTTCTTGCTATAGTTGCTTGTTGAGGACGATAGCTTGCTTTTAATAAGCCTTTGTCTAATATACGCATCATGGCCGCTGGTTGTGTAGCATGATAAAGATAATCGTTACCCACTGCTTCAGTAATAAATTCGTTTGCTCTCATTTTAATGCTTCAATAATAAGGTTGACAATACATCTTGTCTATTAGCACTGATATCACCCTCACCCGGTGCAATGATAACATTCCATTTCTTAATGTTATTCTTTTGCGGAGTAGCCATCATCTCATTATAATCAATAATACTATCACGTTTTAGATTATATTGATTTGCTAATCTGTCTTTTAATTCTTCTAATGCTGCCGCGTCTTTTGGTTGCCAAGCCCCATCAGCAGTCTTAACTAACTTACCATCCTTATCCTTCTTCAGTAAATCATAGAATAACTTACTTGGAACGATACGACTATTCTTAGTTACATCTAGTTGCGGATCTTGTGCTTTAACTTGTTTCTCTTGGCTAGTACTTGCACCTTCACTCCAGTTAACAATGAAGTTACTTGGCTTTTGACCTAATGCCGCATCTGCTATCTTTGTATAAGCATAGAACTTAACATCAGGGTGATTGGATGCCAACTTAAATGCTAAATCCATATATTCTGGGCTGAAGAAATCCCCAGCATCATGCCAACGTATAGTTAAATTGTAACCACCTTTTTGTGCTAGCTTTTCTTCTTTTGTAATTTCATTACTTAGTTGATTGAAGAAGCCATCTGGATCATTTAATAAGAACGTTAGTATTCTACCATCACTTAACCAAGGACCTTCAAATTGAACCTTACCACCCTTCATAGCAAAACAATCTACTTTACATGATCCAGCACCTGGACATGTATTAACTACGATGAGTTCGTTAGTACCTTCATCTAATGCAATACCGACTAGTGCGGCAAAACCAATGTTATAGAATTGTTCTAGTTCACCATTACTGTGTTTCATCTTCTCATTTTGTTTAAGAAGTTTTTTTGGACGAACGCCCAATGCTGTTTTGATTTGGTCTGTGTCGTAGCGTTTACCTTCTTCATTGTAGTATTTTACTACACTTGAACGATGGATGTAGGGTAGTTTATATTTGTCTGTTTTACCTTTTTCACGATTACGAATTCTATCTAAGTAATCGTCTAGTTCTTGACCTTTTAGTTCACGTGTTTGTGCTGGTAGTTTGGTTGCTTCATTTAATCCAAGTTGTTGATATTCATGTTTCTTTGCTTTTTGAAATTCACCAGGTGGGTATTTATATACTATAGACTTTGCCTTCATCTCTGCCATAGTTCTAAAACCCTCTTTCATTGCAGGACTAGGATTACGTTGTCTTGCAACCATCTTATTATATATAACTTCGGCTAGTTCTTCCACATCATTATTCCGAAGCATACGTTGTCTAACATCATCGGCCGTCAATCTTGATACATCACTATTGGTGTCCCTAGAGGGTGTTGCACAGCCAGCTACGCCTGCTGCCGTTGTAGCGGCCGCACCTTTTAAGAATCCTCTACGGTTCATGCCAGCTTCATTAACATTTTGTTGTTTATGATTTGTAGATTGTTTATTACGCTTATCACTATCAGGGAACATTATAGAAATACTTTTACCATAAGCCTGATCAATTGTTTTAGGATCTATTTTAGATTTATCAGTTCTAGCTTTATGTGTAAAATGTGCCAATTCTTCAGGGGACATTTTATTTAATTCTTCGGAAGACATTTCATCTATTTGTTCTTCCGGCTCATCACCCGATTGAGCAAGGAATTGGTCCATGCTCATAACTTTAATGCCACCTACCGCACCCGGTAATTTGGGTGTTGCACCCTCAAATAATTCTTTAAATTTCATAGTATTTCTTTTCTAGCCTTTGCCACCATTTGTTCGGCAAGCATTAATAATTCTTCCATCTGCTCAATAGATTCGCAGTTCCATCTACGCAAACTCTTGTTAATGTTACTATTTGGATCTCTTGCTGTCTTGGCACTAGTTCTACTTTTCTTCATGCCCTTCATTCTAGCACAGAATGATTTACGGCGTTTAGCGGCTTTACTGCCCTTTTTAAGTTTGCTAGGTTTAGTAGTAACCGCTGTTTGAATCTTGCTACCAGGATGACTACGGCGATAGCTACTTACAGACTTTTTACTCATACCACCTGCTCTTGGGTTGTTATGCTTTGACCAAGTTTCACCTTCATTCAATTCTAAATCGCTATGATTAAACGCAATGTAACTATCTCCGTTCTCATCGCCCACACGTATTAAAAACACACCGGCGTCATCATCACCTGATTCGTCTTGTCCAATGTCCCAACCCATTACGGCTAATGTTTTTTGTGCTTTTGCCATTTGTTGTTCTGTGCCATGCCACCATTGAGCAGCCAACTGTTTTAGAATTTCTTCTTCATCAGGCTCACGGTCATCACCATTACTAGGAGTAAATTCATTTAATGATTCGTTTTGTTGACCTAATGGGATATTAGCAATATCATTTACAGTAATATTAACTAAGTTGGTTGTACCATTTGCTATACGGGCAAAATGTCCCTGATTGTGTAAATTCATCATTACATAATAAAGATATTTTGGGTCAATAACATCGGTTCTTACAACTTTAACACCAATCCTTGAAGGATCAAACTCTTTAACAGGCTTACCCACTGTCTTATCACTACCCTTACGTACTAACCAAAAATCAGCGTCTGGCATATTAGTAGCAATTTTTGCTAGGTCTTTCAGTCTGGGACTGACACTCTCTGATATAATTTCGGTAAATCTCATTTTGTTATCCGTAAATAGTTGACTTTATTGCGTAGGTATGCTACACTATATCTATTATTTATCATTTTGGACTATTACTTTGACAAATCAATCTATCAAACGCATCGGCTTTGCATGTAAGTGGGCAGAAATTAATCACAAAGGTGAGATTGTTTCAGCCGAGGGTCTTAATACAGGCGGTACTACACAAGCATGGGCAAAGCGTAATAACCGTAGTGTAGTAGAAGAAAAGATTATGGATGTTGCTAAACGTAACATTATAAATACTCATGCGTTGGTTAAACGTGTTGCTACACTAGAACCTGAACTGCGTATGGTTCGTCTTACTAGTGATATGTTTAGTTTTTATACCATGGATGGTTACAAAGAATTTTGGCATAGTACGGATGTACAGAACAGTTTAGAACGTTGGATGGCACCCATTGGTGAAACAGCTAGAGCAAATGATGTTCGTTTGTCATTTCACCCAGACCAGTTTGTAGTTTTAGCGAGTGACCGTGACGAGGTAGTAAATAAGAGTATAGAAGAATTTGAATATCATTGTGACATGGTTCGTTTTATGGGCTATGGCAAAGAATTTCAAGACTTCAAAGTAAACGTACACATTTCAGGTAGACGTGGCCCACAAGGCATTAGAGATGTATACAACAGATTGTCGCCAGAAGCGAGAAACACACTAACACTAGAAAATGAAGAATACACACATGGATTACTTGACTGCTTATCGTTATCTGACCTCGTCCCTACGGTCATGGACATACATCATTTTTGGATACGTGAGGGAGAATACATTGAACCTACTGATGACCGTGTTAAAAGGGTCATTGACAGTTGGAGGGGCGTTCGTCCTACTCTACATTATTCTGTCAGTAGGGAAGATTGTCTTATTGAACACTCCCGACATGAACGTCCCTCCCATGATGCGTTGATTGAAGCAGGTTACAGTAAACAGAAACTACGTGCCCATTCTGACTATTATTGGAACGAAGCTGTGAACGATTGGGCATTGACATTCATTGACAATTTTGATATGATGTGTGAAAGTAAGGCTAAAAACTTAGCCAGCTTTAAATTACTAGAAAGATACAAATGTTTGAAAAATTAAAGAACTTATTTAAAAAACAAGAGGTTGAACCTGTTGTTAAAAAAGAACCTAAGCCTAAACAACAAAAGCCTCCGACACCCGAGCTTACAGAAAAAGAAAAAGCAACGGCTGCAGGTGAACCCTACATTGCTATCACTAAGGTAGAAATCAATCCCGAGAATATCAATGATGGTGCATTTGATTTAGATTTCAATGACAAGTTTGTACTGAATTTAATTAGGGCAGGTTATAAACAACGTGATGATGATACAGATGTTATCATTGTGGATCGTTGGTTTCAGACAGTTTGCCGCAATGTGGCCTTAGAGATGTATGAACAGCAAGTTGCAGATCCGGAGAACCGTGATGCAAGAGTAATCCGTACAAAGGATTTAGGAAATGGTAGAACAGAGGTAAGTTGATGATAGCATGGCCAGTAGAACCGCAAAATAAAAAATATGCTAAATGGTATGCTAACCTAGTTAATTTTGCAAAAAATAGAAAATTACCAAAAGACACATATACCGAAGGTCATCATATAATACCTAAAAGTTTAGGTGGTTCAGATAAAAAAGAAAATATAGTTAGATTTTTAGCAAGAGAACACTATGTTGCTCATGCATTACTTTGGAAAATGCGTTTTACGGGTGAAGCAAACATGAAGATGGTTCATGCATTCAATCAGATGAGTATTATGAAACCAACTAAAAATCATCCTGGATATAAAGTAAATAGTAGATTATTTGAGTTAGTTAAATTAGAACGTAGCGCACATCTAAAAACAATACGTGGTGAAAATCATCCTAGCTACGGTAAAAAATTAAATATTAGTAAAGAAACGTTGGCTGCACGTGCTGAAAAAATAAAAGACTATTGGGATGACCCGGTTTGGAAAGAAGAACTACTACAAAAGCGCAAGTTGTTTTTAGAAACTCCCAAAGGTATTGCAAACCGAAAGGCAACCGGTGACCGACTAAGAGGTGTTAAAAGAGATCCTATCTGCATTGAAAAGACTGCTAGTAAAAAACGAGGTAAAAAAGCAGAAGAAATTTTTTCACCAGAGGCATTGGCTAATATGGCTGAAGGTAGAAAACACCGAGTATACTCAGAAGAATCTAAAAGAGAACTGAGCGACCGTGCTAGAAAATTAGGCAAGGCTCCTAAATCAGAAGAACATAAAAGAAACATAGGATTAGCACATAAAGGTAAAATTGGATTGCGTGGAGAAAAAAATCCAATGTATGGAAAAACTCATTCTCCTGAAACTATTGCTAAATCTAAAGAAACAAAACGGTTGAAACATTTAGCTAACCAGTTGGAAAAAGAAAAGAATGCCTTCATTGGTCCTATCAGACCCAAAGATGCATTTAAATTTAGGGGAGTTACTTATAAGAATATGTCAACAGCTAGTAAGATGACTGGAGTACCTGTGCATAAGGTAAAAACACAAATAAGGTATTGGGGTGCTGATCCAAGTATAGACATTATACAACGACTTGATGCTGGTACATTAAAACCACCGGTGATATGTTGGAACAAGGGAAAAAAAGGATTACAAGTGTCATGGAATAAAGGAAAAAAGCTATCCTCGGAACATGTTGCCAAAAGCGTGGCTACTAAAAAACAGAAAAAACTAGCTAAAATAAGTACTTAAGTACTTATTTGTAAAATTTGACATTAAATGGATTCTGCTATACAATAGAGACTTATTAACTTAATTCAAGGTTTTTTATGGTATACTTATACAAATGGGTCAAAAACAAACAAAAAATTAAATCCACGCCAGTAGATAATAAACTTGCACGTACAAAGGGTAACTTTAAAGTTAAAAACGTTACTCAACTTGTAGATGAACTGAATGACATTCAAAATGCTGGCTGGCATGCCAACATTGCTCATTACGTGGCAAATAACATTTATTTTGACCTAGATAAAAAACCCAAACATGATGAGATCGAACTGCGCTTGTTGTTAAGTGACGAAGATATTCAACGACTACTTGACGGTGGACATTGCGGAAATATTTCAACACCCGGTGTTTTTGATGAACGTAGACTGAACCCAATTTTTGCAGTTAAACTTCCCGGTGATAAACATTATCACGTTACTGATGGTCAACATACATTGGCAGTTATTGCAGGTATGGCACGTGCCGGTCTGTTAAAAATAGGTGGTAAAGTTATTGATCCAAAAGATTGGTTAAACGTAAAGGTTGATGTGATGTATGTTGAGAGCAAGAGCCTCAGCTTTGCACGTAAGCACTTTTTGTATATCAATGGTAAAGGAAAGAAACCTATTGAGGATTACGATACTCATGCAGTAAATACACTGTGTGTGCGTTTGGATAACGATACTGACCCTGAAGCAATCAAAGCAGAAGAATTACAATCTATTGCTGAAGAACACAATATTACTCCATTGTCAAAAACTCACCCTCAAGCAGAGGAACCAAATACTGTTACTCACATTAGTGGCATGAATGGTATGAGTGCAGATGCTTGGAAATTTATGTGCGAGAATCACGAAAAGTATTGGTCTAGTGAGAAAATGGACAATGCTGAATTTGGTTTGTTTGGTGGTTTGTATGACCACTGTACTAGCAAAAAGGCAAATATCAATATAAAGACAAAAGCATTTGCTGAATTTGTACGTGACTTCAATGCTACTGTTAAAGCAGTGTTTGTTAACCCAAATGGCTTAAAGGAAGCGGCTACTGATGCATATAAAAAATACTCATTAGAAACAATTAAGTATGAAAAAAGTCCTGATAAGACTGTTGCATTGTCAATCGTTCTAAAGATTTACAAAATGGCAGATGGCAAACATGTTGTACCCGGAGTTGCTTCCTCTCATGCACAAGACGGTCACGATGTGATTGATTTTCTTTCTGATGAAATTAAGGCAAAACTACCATGAAATGGTTTTATATTATTCAAACTAGTCACAACGATACGCTAGGTTTTGGTATCACTATTCATCTATCTAAACGATTGGTGGATGGCTATATCAATCCTAGTGCGGCTAAACAAGAATTTTCAAAGTTATATTATGGAGAAAATTTACACATTAACCAATTAGAAAAGTATATCAAACGGTTCTATAGTATGAAGCGTTTGAATTTTACTAACACCCGCACACGTAAACTTGAATGGATTGACCCTAAGCATAACATATCAATGCAAGAATTGATTAATGTAGTAGAGGATCGTATTGTCGGTTTTCCACTTCCAATTAAGCGTATTAAAAACAAATTTCTTCCATTTACTATTGACAATACTAGTGTGTTTAACACAATAGGAGAAAATCCAGATTTGTTTTTGGAACAAGTAAAATTGACAAAAACTAAATAGTAGTATATAATAAACATATGAAATACGCACTAATCGATACCGCAAATACTTTCTTCCGTGCCCGTCATGTTGCTTCACGCAATAGCACAACTGAGGAGAAGATAGGCATGGCCCTTCATCTGACATTAGCAAGCGTCAATCAAGCAGTAAAACGGTTTGGTATTGACCACGTGGTGTTTTGTCTCGAGGGTAGGAGCTTTCGTAAGGACATGTATGCTCCTTATAAAAAGAATCGTGTAGTTGATGCTATGTCTATTACTGAGGAAGAAGCCGAAGAGTCAAAAATGTTTTGGGAAACTTACGAAAAATTTACAACCTACATTCGTGAGAGGACCAACGTAAGTGTCCTGCGGCATGAACGTGCTGAGGCAGATGACATGATTGCAAGATTCATCCACTTGCATCCGGAAGACACACACTACATACTGAGTACAGATAGCGACTATCACCAATTAATAACCGAAAAAGTTTCGCAGGTTAATGGAGTGACTAACGAGCTAGTAACGTTGCGTGGCTATCTCAAAGAAAATGGTAAGCCAGTCATTGATAAGAAAACTAAAGAACCAAAACTACTAGAGGATCCTGAGTATATACTTTTTCGTAAGCTATGCAGGGGGGATCCTGGCGATAATATTTTTGCGGCCTATCCTGGAGCCAGAGAAAAAGGCACTAAGAATAAAGTTGGCATTCGTGAAGCGTTTGAAGATCGTCATAAGATGGGCTACAACCACAATAATTTTATGCTTTCTCGCTGGATTGACCACGAGGGCAATGAAATACGAGTTAGGGACGCATTTGAAAGAAACCGAGGCTTGATAGATTTGACAGCACAGCCCCAAGAAATCAAAGATGCTGTGGATCAACGTATCCGTGAAAGTGTACGAGTTGAGACTACACCTCACGTAGGAATTCATTTTATGAAATTCTGCGGCCGCTATGATTTGGTCAAGCTTAGTTCACAAGCGGATTCGTATGCGGCATGGTTAAATTCACCATATACAGGAAGTTTAGTAAAATGATTAAAAAAGTATGGACTGTTGATTTACAAGAAGATCCAATTACATCAGACATGATATTGGAGTTTCCGCCCGAAGTGTTAGAGCAGGTAGGATGGCGTGAGGGCGATTCATTAATTTGGAAAGATAACGGAGATGGAAGTTTTATGTTAAGTAAACAAGAAACAGAATGGGTGTTAGTAGAATGTGTTAGTACATTTAGAAATCGTTATATGGTTGAAGTGCCCAAAGGTACTGACAACTATGGTAAAGACAAATCATTGTGGGCGTTAGATACAGTAACAATGGAAGAAGCAAAAGAGTTTAGCCAAGAGTATTTGGGTGAACAGATTGTAAGCCATCGTGTACTTACGTATGATGAGGCTATTGCTTTATCTGATAAAGATAATGATTATACTACATCATGGGATAATGATACCAAAGTTAAAACCTTTTTCACAACATTGGCTGACCAAGAAAAATGAATAACCGAATTAAAGAATTGATTGAACAAGTAGGGACCGACGTAAGTGGTAAATGGATGAACGTTGATAATTTAGAAAAGTTCGCCGAATTGATTGTTCGGAAATGTGCTGATATTGCTGATACTGCGGAACCATTCCTTGCTTCGGATTTGATTAAACAACATTTTGGAGTTGAATAATGACAAGAGATTATAAAAATTTACAATATATTTTAAACAAAACACCAGATGAATTATATGAGTGGTGGAATACATTAGATGATGAGGATCAAACATATGCTATGGAAATCATTGTAGAATATCGTAAAATGCTAGATGAACCACTAGTAGAGGATTTGTCTTTAGCACATAGTGTACTTAAACAGTTTATGTTATAATGCCAACCCTAGCAGAATATTTCAAAGCTAACCGATACTCAGGTAAATACAGTATCGGTGACCGTGTTATTGGTAAATGGAATAAAATTCCCTTTGTCGGTACAGTGGGCAATGACACATTAATTAATGAAATTGAAGGTCCTAGAATTAGTGTGCATTTAGACTTGCCCATCAAATACAAAAATGTAGTATATAACGTTTTAATTGTTAAACATAAAGATATAAGGTTATTCACGTGAGCACCGTGTCCGCACCCACTCCCTTACTTAATTATACCTTACGGTATAATATGCTAAAAGATATCATTGAAACAACAAAGAAAAATGATATTAAAAGGGATGATAATAGGGAAAAAGATAAAATATTAAGTATACAATCAGACAAACGTTTGGATCAAAATAGACTGTTTTTAGAAAGCATACAGGAAGTTAAACGATATGAATCGTTAAAACTCACAAGAGAATACCAGGAGTACCAATATCTATATAGTTTAGGTACAAAGGTTGACATGTACATTTAAATAATGTTATACTCACACATAGGAATAAAAAATGACTAAAACATTAATTGCAAAACCCGTAGTTAAAAATCAATTCTGGATAGTTACAGATGGTAAAGAAAAAGTTGGTAACGTATTAGCTGATGGATCTGGCTTTGAAGTTAAACTAAACGGAGCTAAATCACATTACAAAAACACCACAGCTATCAAACGTAAAACAAATATTGAATTTGAAACTGTACAAAAAGCAGATAAAACTAAACATGACTTACCCTTTAAGGTATATCCCACAACAGGGAAAGTGTTTAATAGTATGTTAGATATCAAACGTAAATTACATTTGTTTACTACAGGTACTAAAAGTAAGTGTTATCATGCCGCAGGATGGTTTGTAATACAACAGGGAAGTGAAAAAACAACAATATTTTGCCCTAAATACATCTTTATTCAACGTTATCCATATCAGGGCCCGTACAAAACAGAAGATGAAGCAAAAAGCATGATAAATAACTAATGATACATATTAAGCGATTCGTGGATAAAGTAACCCTGATTGAAGGCAAACAGGGACGAGATGTGGTTATTCCCATAAGTGAAGCCCGTGGATTGCGTGATGAGTTGACTAAACTACTTGCAGATAACTACGAACTATTACACAATACAACTAAAATAGAACCAGTATTTCAAGTAGAGATGAATGGTGGTAGATTTTAATGAGTAGAACACAACCTAAAGTATTACTTGAATTAGTAGACAAAGTAACATATAAATGTGACCAAATTGTTGAGGCTGCAGGTATATGGGCTGTGTTTTATGACGGTCAACCTATCAATTTAAAAAGCCAACATTACTTAGATAACGAAGCAACACCTAAGTATAAAAAAACTAGCTTCAGTAACCCAGGACATGCACGTAATTTGTGTCGTAAATTGAATTTACAATTTAAAACAGACAAATTCACCGTGGTGTTTATGAACTCCGGTAGAGTTGTCTACCCAGATGAATAAGCGTAAGACACTTAAAGAAACTATAACAGAAGTTGTATTGGCTCAACTTCCTGATTCATTACTCCAAGAAAAAAACATCTCAGTAGATAAACTACTATTCAAGTGGTGGATGACTGGTCGACAAGACGGCCTACGTTTAACAGATGTAGGTGACCTAGCATTTAGAACAGCAGAAATAGAATTCTATCAATATGAATTGAAGTTACAACCTGAAGTTCAATATCATGCCTATCTATTAGAACTTAATAAAAAAATCAAATGCCCCTATTATATGGGGGTAAATAAAGACGGAAAGAAAAGTTTCCCCTACATAAGATTTTATGATAGCAAAATTGCTATGATGATTAGTCTGTATGGAAATGTAAATGAATATTTAGATAGCATAAAGGTAAAAACATGACTGAAGAAAAGAAAAGTAAAAACCCATTTATCAATTTAGCTAATGCCGCTAAGAAAGATAGTAAACATCCTGGCTTGGGCAAAGCTCCTAAATCACAAGGACCTAAACCAACTAAGGGTAATGGTGGTGCTACAGTTGTACGTAGAAGTGGACGTGGTGGTTAATACCACTCACCTTCATTACGCATACGTTTAATGAAGTTTAAATAGGTGCTACATACTCCGTAGCATCTTAAATGTACCGTGCTAAGTAATCCACGATCCTGTATTTCAGGTAGTGCAATAATACTAGTATTATTAACCGCTACTGTTCCGGGTGTCCATAACTTATTACTACTAGTTAACGCATTTACCATGCTATTAGGCTGATAAAAGTAGTTTGGATATTGTCTTAGTGATTGAGTAGTAAACCAATCATATGTAGCTTGATTTCCGCATTTAATCCAAAAACGATTACCCTGCAGATATTTGTCAGTTACTGGGATAGGTGATTGTTCTGGCCCTATGCAAAGCGTATTGTCAATTCTCCAAACATCGACCATACAAGAGTATCCGTTATTAAAGGATTTTCCTATTTGATTTGGGGTATTAGCATCTTCATAGTCTTTTCCGTCAAAGATGCCCTGATAAGATATATATAACATAATGTATTTATGTCAACGAAACAGTTGGCTACCGCGTTATATATATGTAGACTAGAAAATCTACTTCATTAACTTAAAGGAAACTTAAAATGAAAACATTAGCACTCGCCCTAATCACCACATTATCAGTAGCAACAGCTTTTGCCGCTGAACCAGCTAAAGCTCCAGCAACACCTGCTACGGCTGCAGTAGCACCGGCTGCACCTGCTAAAGCAGAAGCACCAAAAGAAGAAATGAAATTGGCTAAGAAAAAGGATGCTCCCAAGGCAGACACTAAAAGTGACGCCAAGCCTGCTAGTCCGGCCAAAGCTGACGATAAAAAAGCCGAAGCTTCTAAGAAGTAATCCATACAGACTCAGTGCAATTAGAACCTGGGGAATCGATCCAACCTTGGTTCTAATTGATGATGAGGACATATTAGTTAATTCCCGTCGTATCATATTAAAGATTGAAACATCTTTACATGACGATGAGGAATTAACTGATTATGTAAAACTAAGATTATTCCTAGCTAGAGAAATGGCTATGTCAAAATATAGAGAAATCTATCAACAGGCATAAATACATATGAAGTTACGGGTTCTTCATAAAAACCTAACTTTTAAACACACACATAGGAGATATAAAATGTTTAACACAGCGACTTACGCCTTTATTGACGGCGTTTCAGACTTTAAAAAGAAATTGGTAGAACAAACAGTTCAACACGAAGGCATCAAAACAGCAATGAATTCATTCGTTGATGCACAAACAAAATACACTAAACAAGCCGCAGATGCAGGAATGCAATCTATGATGGCTTTGGGTATGATTTTCACAAGCAAAGATTTCTACACAGAAATGGGCGACCAGTTTAAAACAATGGTCCCTGCTTTTAATACAAAGAAAGCTAAAAAGTAATATGAAGAAAATTCTAGGGATACTATTAGTGTTCCTAGGTTTCTCTACAGATACCTATGGCACTGAGTTAGAAAAATATATAGTCGGCCGAAATCCACAAGATATAGGCGATATTGAGCGATTGACCTACGAGTTCCATCGCAAACAATCAAATTGGAGATTTCTATGAACAAACTTAAACAACTATTTCAAAACTTATTAGAGACAATTCGTGACTTCAAAGTATATAAAGCGGGTAAAGTAAAATGATATTTTTCCAAAAGATTTGAATTAGCTAAAAAAATGCTATATACTATCTGAACATTTACACAGTAAGGAAACAAAATGTCAGACTACACACCAAAATTACCAGAAGTTAAATTCAATAAAAATGGCTACGAAATTCGTACCGACATTCTATCAATGGCTAAAGACCTAGTGGGCCAAGAATATCATGCTAAGTATATGGGCTGGGAAGTCAGTGCCGAGCGTGATGCAAAAACCGGACAAATTGTTAACAAAGTAAACATGCCAGAGTTTCCCGGACTAGACAAAATCCTTGAGACTGCTGAAAAAATGTATGGTTTTGTAAATCAAAGCACGAATAAAAAATAATGATACATGACCGATTAACAGTTGTGTCCGTATTTGGACACAACAATGGTTCTGCTGCCATACCTTCCATAATGAAAAGTATGCAAGAATTGCCTGGCAGTAAAGGATTATTACTTTCAATAGAGAAGCCAAAAGACCTACCAGATGAAATAGAATGGAAGCATATATATTTTCTAGGTTATAAACAATATACTGTTTTTATGATGCATTCGCTATATGCATTTATTAAAACAGATTATTGTTTAGTAGTACAAGACGATGGTTGGGTACTAAACGGAGATAAATTCACTGAAGAATTTTATGAATATGATTACATTGGACCACCTACACATTGTGGTTTTCAATTTAATGATGATGCTTCTAGTATTGAACATTTATTTCTACAATTTCATTGGCTTGATAAACCCAATACATTGGTTGTACAAAACGGTGGATTCTCATTAAGAAGTAAAAGATTTTTAGAAGCATGTAACGTTCTAGGAATTACTCATACATCTCCTGAACCAATCATGTTAAAAAATGATTCTATGAAAAAAGCTAAACCTTGGATTCATAATTGGAATGAAGATGTACAACTTACTGGATTGCTTAGACCAGTATTAGCAAGTTGTGGTTATAAATTTGCGCCATTAGAAGTAGCATCTAGATTTGGTATGGAATACTTAGATCCTATATGGCATAAAGATATAAATTTTAGTAATATCATAGGTCATCATGCTAAATCCAGAATCCTATTACCTAATAATACTGTTAAAGTTCCAAACAACGTGGGTAAAGTAGGGAGAATGGAACGAGATTTGATTAGTTGGATGGCAAATGTAAAGGGCTATAAAGTCGTTATGGACAAAGACTGGGATAGTAAATTCGGGGGCGGAGACGGCTCTAAAAATGTAGTACGTTAGTATTCAAAAATTTACCCCGGAAACGGGGATTTTTTATACCCAAAATTTGACAATAAATGGATCTTCTGCTACAATAGAATCTTAGACAGTTAGATAAAGGAAACGAAATGACTACATTCATCAAGGGCAACTTCTACGGTACAGAGTACGTTGACTACACAAACCCAGTCGACGGTACCACAAAGTTTGTAGCCCGCTTCAAATATGTACGAGGTACTAAAGCAAGTTTTCTTACGTTCCTTACAAAAAACTTCACAGTTGAAGAATACTTTGGTCGCTTAGAAAAGGGTGAAGCACCCCTTGAAATCGTTGGTTCTAAAGGTTTTATTCAACCCCATATCAAAAAGATGCTCAAAGAACAGGGGTATCCAGTCACCAAAGAGGGATTTGAGCAATTAGTCCAAGATAATGTTGCAAAAATGCAACAAAAACTAGCCGCTTAAATTTGACAACAAATGGATTTGGGCTTATAATAGAATCTTAGACAGTTAGATAAAGGACACGAAATGACTACATTTACAGATGAAAAATTTGACTATTACAATCAAGTACGTGATGACTTGGATTTGTATGCAGTTTGGTCAATCTACGAGGTTGAGAATTTGAGTGAACCTCATCCCTTTAAAGGCGTCAAAAAAGTTATTTACCGTGCTTACGGTTCTGGAGACCATGAAGTTGCGATTGGGGGTAATACTTGGAAGGCATTGTATGTTGCGGCAGACAAACTTATCCGTGACAGTGGTGATAACCATCATATGTACATTGAGGCTTTCAAACAAAGCTCTATTGATCCGGAAATACTGTTTGTAACAACCGGTTCTTAAATTTGACAATAAATGGCTTTGGGTATATAATAGAATCTTAAACAGTTAAACAACAGGAGTTAGAAATGAAAGCATTGCAAAAATACATTGACCAGAAGAATCACTGGAACTCAATCTTTAAAGGTGAGCAATACGAAATTGCTACTCAAGCTGGTCGTCAACGTTTGGCAGATCAAATTGATTCTGCTCTTAGCCCAGAGAATCTTACATGTGATGGTGAATTGCCCCGTGCAGAAGTTAACCGTCGTTACAAAGAATTGATGACTGCCGCTAAACAACTGAAACAGTTGGATCCATCTGTTAAGTTTTACGAATACGAAACTGAAGTTTAAGGAGAAGATAATGCCTGGATTTACTAACGTATCAAATATGACTAGTCGTCAAATTCAACGTATGGGTCATGCTGATGATGCTACTCCATATCGTGCTAAAACTAGAACACAAAAGGTTACAGTTAACTACAATGCCGATGATGTGTGGAGTGCGGCATGTGCGGCTCAACGTATCAACGGAAGTTACATTAAGTTAAGTGTAGTATCCGAATCAGATCCTGCTACAACAAAGTTATCCAATCGTATGGTTGTTGAACAATTGTTGGCGAACCTATCAGGTATCACCGACGAGGATCGTGAACAAGGTGTAAAGGTTCGTGCTTTTTATCAGGCATATACATTCAAAATCTTGCAAGGTAAACAACTAAGTGATTTTGATAACACCGCAATGCTTATTGCCAACAGAGAGGTTATTACTGGTAACTATGATGTTGCAGTTATCGCTAGTTTGCCATCATGCTACGAGCGTGGTGTTGTACGTCAATCGGCCGATCAACGTGTTAATTTTGCTACAGGTGGTTTCATTGGCAAAGCTAATGACAAGGTATCAGTTTCTATTGAAGTATTGAAATCAGTATTTTCAATGAAATGGAATACAAACTATGTTACTGGTATCACTAGTGCCGACCAAGTTGTGTTCTTTGCTTATAAGAGTGAACTGCCAGTTGGCAAGATGTTTGACATTTATGGTACTGTTAAAGGTCACCGTGATAATACTACCCAACTTAATCGTGTAAAGGTCATTGTATGAACGAACGAATTTTAGAATTAGCAAGACAAGTATGGCCTGATCCTAATACTAGCCATGTCAATCACGAAAAATTTGCCAAATTGATTGTAGAAGAATGCAATCGTTATGCATGTAGTGCATGGGAGCATGGTCCTTTATTGGGCAGAGATTTACTTATACATTTTGGAATGGTGGAGATAAATGATGAATAACTATATTGAAAAGCTTTTTAAACAAGCTAAAGGATATGTAGAAACCGATGATAAGGGTAATCGTTCTACATATACATATGACTTTGATCCTGATATGTTTGCTAATTTGATTATTAAAAATTGTATTCAAACATTAGTCAATCATGGCTATACAGATGCGGCAACTGTGTTAGAAACAGAGTATGCTGAAGATTGGCAATTATATCAATTTCCGGAGATTTAAAATGACAAATTTATTAATAGGTTTTGTTCTTGGTATTGTAGTCTCAACTGTGGGCTTTAGCGGTATTGCTAAAATTGCTGACAGTGGAGTAGAAAAAGTTAAACAGGTAACTGTTGAACAGACTAAGTGAAATATAAACGTAAAAAGGTGGAAGATATTATGGGACTAGATATGTATGCTTATGTTGCCAGCAAAAGAGGGCAATACAATGAATTCTACGACACCGCAGAATTAGATGCCAATGGTGATGAGTTTGTAAGTGATACGGTTACTAAGCCACATGAACTTGCTTACTGGCGTAAGCATCCTAACTTGCATGGTTGGATGGAACAACTGTGGGTTAGTAAAGGTCGCCCAAGACAAAGTGTCGGTTGGCCTATATTCAACGGCATTGAACTTGAACTAACATGGGACGACTTGGATAATCTTGAACGTGCTATTCGTCACGGTCAACTTCCAGATACAGAAGGTTTCTTCTTTGGTAAGCCATCTGATAATCATTACTATGAACAAGACCTTGAGTTTGTAAACAATGCTAAGGCAGAAGTGTTCTTAGGATTGAAAGTATTTTATAACAGTAGCTGGTAGCTAAATACCCCATAAGGGGTATAATCATGGACGTCATCAAATCAATTATTGTAACATTATTAGTAATCGTAGGAATGTTTTGGTTTGTGCGAGAGGGTACGGACGATCCTGATTATATTGTACTAGAGTATCAATGTTCCAAACTAGATAAGTATGAACAGGTACCTGATCAGGCATATGAAGAATGTAACAAACGTAAGGAAAAGTAATGGCAATACTATACCGCATTAAACCTACTGATAAAAAATCAGTTGAAGCATTCTATGATGTTTATAAAAAAATGCCTGATGGTACTATCCGTGGCTGGAGTGTAACCGAACTATATCGTTGGGGTCAAGGGTTTGTAGAAGACGAATCCGAGTTGCCATATAGCGATGATCGGTATCATTCTGTTGATCCTACAATCGGTTGGGGTTGTGAACTTGAGGACCTTTGTGCAGTAGACTTTGAGTTTGATGATAGTTTTACCGATGAAGAAAAAGAAGAAATTGAAGAACTTTGGGCAAACGGTGACCCGAATGATGAGTATGAGCGTAGTGGGGCGGCATGGCTATACGACTATAGCGATTGGGAAGTAGAAGAAGATACTATCACTATTTTGGGTCCGTTCGTTGTTGACAAAATTGACGAGGACGTGTATAATGAGAGTATTGAAACAGTAGAACTTAAACCCCGGCCACCTTTTGTCGCAACAACAGCGTGGCCATTCTCAGGATAAAATATGTCAGCAAGTTGGATTAATAAACTAAACGAATCAGATAGTCGCCTGCATAAGGAAGATGTTATCAAACAAGCATTAGAGGCAAGTGTCCTAGGTAGCACCAATGCTATCAATTTCTTGTTTTTATCTAAACTTACATACAACCCTTATGTTACATTTGGTGTACGTAAAGTATCCGATACTGTAGGCATTATTGATGCAGAAAATCCATGGGGTGAGTTCAATGAACTGTTAGTACAGTTAAGTCAACGTAGGTTAACTGGTAATGCCGCACTTGATGCCATCAACGAAATGAGTGAACGTTTTGATAGCAATGAATGGAACACATTTTGTGCGCCTGTCATTCGTAGAGACTTACGTGCAGGTATCAGTGACAAAACAATTAACAAAATCACCAAGGGTACTGACTATGAGATTCCAATCTTTGGTTGCCAACTCGCTACTAACAGTGAAGGTCGTCCTGAGATGAAAGGTATCAAACGCCTTGAGCCTAAGCTTGATGGTGTTCGTGTATTGTTGATGGTTATCCCAAGTGACTTTGGTGATGTGACTACTATCTGTTTCAGTCGTAACGGCAAACAGTTTGACAACTTTGGTCACATTGAACAACAAGTGCGTGAGAACTGGCTTAAGATTGCTAGAGGACATCAGAACGCATTGATTAACGGATTTGTATTAGATGGTGAAGTAATCGGTAATACATTCCAAGAACTGATGCGACAGGCTCGCCGTAAAGATAATGTGCAGGCTGATGACAGTGTGTTTAATATCTTTGATATTATTCCATTGAGTGATTTCCGTGAAGGACATTGGAATGCTCAACTGCGTAAACGTATCGATATCCTTGAACACATTCGGCACGTGGTTGACACTATGTCTAACGTTGAACTGTTACCGCACATCATGGTTGACTTAGATACAGCGGCCGGCAAGGATCAACTTGAACGTTATGCTAAGGATAATGTCAATTCAGGGTTTGAGGGCATTATGATTAAAGAACTAGAAGCTCCCTATATCTGTAAGCGTAGTACAGATTGGATGAAATGGAAGCCAACATTAACTGTAGACTTGGAGGTCGTAGGTGTTGAAGAAGGTACTGGTAGAAACTTGGGAAGACTTGGAGCATTGGTTTGTCATGGAGTTGACGACGGGAAAGAAATTACAGTCAATGTGGGTAGTGGCTTTAGTGATATTGATAGAGATGACTATTACACTAACCGTAATTTGGTCATCGGTCGTACTGCTGAAGTCTTGTGTGATGTGATTACCCAAAATCAAGACGGAACGTATAGTTTGCGTTTCCCCAGATTTGTTCGTTTCCGTGACGATAAATGATAGAATAACTCAATAGGAGAATAATATGGTAACAGTTGTAAAACATGAATGGCATCAACACGATAGACAATATGCTATTGAAATTGATGAAGCATTACTCAGTGAAATCTATCCTGACTTAGATGAGGATGAGATTGCACAAAAACTCGCAGACCTTGAGGCAGGTGAAATTGACTATGAAGAAGTGCTTGACGATGCCAACGAAAATGATGTTGATATTGAATGGGAATTTCAATACGATGATTGCTGGACTGACCGTAAAGGCGGGTATGAAGTTACATATGAACTAGGTGATAGTGATAGTTGGCATAGTGACCCTCCTCCACCAGAGCCTACACACAAATGTACTAAGTGTAAGTGGACTGGTCAAAGCTATGACGCCGAGTGGTCTTGGGTAGATAAAGAAGGTACTGAAATTGATGATCCTAGAAAAATTTGTCCAATGTGTGAAAGTGATACTGAATTAACAGAAGCGGGCATCAAAGATAAAAAAGAATCTGATGAACGTGCCGCACGATGGGCTAAAGAAGCAGTAGATGATAAAGAAGATGACGAACCCATTGACGCAACCGAACTAGAGGCAGCATTAGAAGAACTCAAACAAGAATTCGAAACACTTGTAACAGAATCAGATGTATTGCCTAACTATCCAGCCGGTGAATACACAATACGTATTTGGGGTCGTACACGTGAAATTGGTGTACATAAGATTAAGAAAGCACAATACGATTATTGGAGTGATGAAGACCACGAAGATGATTTGAGTGATGCTCTTAATGAAAGCTATGACTAT